CAACCTAGACACTTTAATGCAGTACACATAATGGGTCGAAAGACCCCTTAAACCCCGGACATGACCCCATTTTGGTGTCAGTCCGCACAGTTACAACAAGAAGGGTAACTGTGCTGGCCCGCGCCAACGGGGCTCCACCCCTAGGGGGTGGGGGGCGCCCCTGCAGCGGGCATACCAGCAGCCAACGGCTCTGGTTTAGAAGGACGGTCGTCCTTGAACATACCGAGGGCTATGCCCTCGTCTTTATTTTTTGGGTCAGAGATAAACTCGACCATTTTAACGGGATCGTTTTGAAAACGCTCCCTTACTTTCGCCGGAAGAGCCATGAACACAGATTTGGCTCTAGCAACGGTATTCAAAGCCGTACGAAGATCAGGAACATTGGAGAAATCACCATACATTTGAGGGCTATTATTTACATTACTTAGTAGACCCGTTTTTAGATATCTAGCCACTATTTTGTTGATATCCACTTGATCCTTGAACGATTGTTTAGTACGGCTACCGCCCGGCGTATTTTTTAACGGGACATGCGTCCCTTTTCCATACATTGACATTTTTAATCTCCTTTTTTAGAAGCCTCTCTGCTTCTTATATTTATATTTTAGGTACATCTCCAACGCTTTGGACATTACCTTTTTACCACCTGCTTTCATCGGCGCCCCAGCGCCGCGCCCTACGGCATAACCAAGCAGTGAACCACCAACGGACACGCCAGCGTTTCCGATAGCCTTTAACCATCCGACTATTTTCGGATGACGCTTCGCTATCGCGGCAACCGCATCCACAGGAGCGGTATCCGCTTCAACTTTTTTCTTCTCTGCATGAGACTTACCGGCATCAGCCATATTTTTTATAGCCGCCGTAATCGTCTCAATATCAGAGAGTCCGATATGCTTCGTAGAAGCCTCGGACTGTTTTACGTCCTGGATGGACTTACGCAATGAGAACGCATTCGCTATAGACTCTTGAATTGCTTTTGTAGGACCTCCCATATCGGGAGCCTCCATAGTCGCGCTCCCGCCTGACGGCGTAGACGCTCCACCTTGAGTAGCAGCTAAGACGGGATTTAATCCCGCTTTACGCAAATCCTCTACGGAGCGCTGATGAGCTGTATTGCTCATGCGCTCCTGCCATGCCATTTGCTCACGCATCATTAAAAGGTTTGCTTTATTCGTATCCTCGGTAGCTTTTATATTTTGCTGCGCAGCAGAATGACCGAGGAAACCCGCAGCCGTAGAGGCCATCGTAGGCCCAAGCCAAGACATCATCGAGGCGCCACCGGCGCCCGCCGCGGGCGCAGCCGCGGCAGCAGCAACAGGCACTACCACCTTATAACCTCGTGAGACCCGGAACTGAATACATAGGCATAGGCCGCACACACCGAAGATTAATATACGCATCAAATATAAAATGCGGCTCCGAAGTCACCGCAATGATGCGATCAATAGGCGGCTCATCCTCAATAAATGCACCATTCAGTTCTGGAAGAGCACTAAACTGCTCACACAAATTATAGACAGACAGATTAGACGCCGCATACGGAGACATAAGACCCGTCACTTTTGAATTTTTATAACGGTACTCGGCCCAAGCCTCGTTATAACCGAACACCAACTCATCAGCAGCAACACCTTCACCCTGACAGTAGATTTCTTTATTTAACGTAGCCTGTTCCCCCAGATTGGCGAACGTTGGCCAGTAGAAATCATAACGCGTCCGACGAGACCACATACGATCTATACCTTTTGCGTACGACAGGTCCGCCCGAACCGCCACGAGACCCAGAATTAGGGAGTGTTCCACGAATGATTTAGTAAACCCATGACCACCGCTAGCGCTCACAGTACCGAACGACGCGACATTGCCCTGATAGGCAGCACCAGTCGTAGCACCAGTTTGCGGAGTAGGATGAACAGAGATCGGAGTAGAACCACCGCCCAGGAACTCAACGCGCCATTGCGCGTAAGGCATACTCACATTGAAATGACTCTTAACGAGTTCCGGGTAGCGGGTCCCTCCTCGAGCATCTCTCTCAAGGAATTGTTGAAGTGTAACAGCCTCTCGAATTGCATTAATTGCTGGTCCGGCAGCTTCTTCCAAGTTTGCATATATGAGAGGATTGCCAGCCGTATTCTGGTTAAACCAGAAATCACCAGTAGCAGCGCTCGACGCTTTAAGATAAGTAGTTTCCACTGCAGCCATGTCGGTTTCATACACATTGAGTCCGTCAGCGTCTTCGATAGCGCGCGCATCAGAACCAATTCCAATAATAGGAGCCGTACTACCGAGCGGCATAGTAGCCTGAACGTCCCCTTTAACGGGCCACGGCAACTGACTGGTGAAATAATCATGACGTTTTCCCCTCCTTAAGAGAACGTAATCACTATAAGTATCTGGACCATCATCCATATCGACCGGCACAGAATCCTGTAAGTTTTGGTCGCGAAAAAGTTCGTTCCATGCGCGATTGTACAGGCGATGCCATAACGAATTGAACTTTATTCCTGTATTTGAGGCATGAAGAGTTCCCGACGGTAATCCCATATAGTCCGACAACGTACCAACACCGATACCACCGGCGCCAAATGCGGGCGCCACAATTTGAGGTACCGTATAATCGATCGTGTCATCAGGATCCGTTTGCTCACCAAAGAATTTAACAGCGTTGTCCCAGACAAGGCGCATAGGAGCCATCACGAAGAAGGTCTCCAAATACATATTATCCATAGGCGCCTTCAACATTGCAGAAGAACTCACCCTCGCGAATAGCGACGCATTTAAAGTAAACGTATCACCAGGCAGCGCCTCATCTACATAGAACGGAATGAGGTACCCGGCGTCAAAGGTCGTCTTATATGTATGCGACCTATCAAATACTGAACGCCTTATATCAGCCTGTGGAACTCGCGAGAATGAATAATTCATTTTTTAGTTCTCCTTAGAATTAGATTTTTCGATATGCATACCTTTTTCCCGATCAAATTTCATGATCGGGAGTTCAGGCTGTACTTTTACACACTCTATCCCAACAGCCAACTGCACAGGAGGTACTTCATTAGTGAATAGACAAGTCTGGTCATCCCAAGAGCCCACTCTATACAAGATAAAGTCAGCTGGATACTTACTAGGAGTAGACTTACCATCATTAACCATGTCAGTGAATTGACGAATAGCCAGCCCTTCCTGCTGCAGATACACCGGCGGCCAATACGCCTTAGCCTTTGAGTCATATACTCCGAATACCTTCGTTATCATACGCTTGCCTCCAATTTTCGTTTTAAGTTTTTTAGCCGAGATTCGGCTATTTCTTCTTTCACGCGCAGTCGCTCCGGAGAGCTTTCCTCCGCATTTTCCAATCCACGCGTAAATCTTTTTTGTTTTATTTTTAAGTAGTAATCAGGCAGGTTTTCTTCGCAGTAAGCATCATAGAACCGCGGAGGCTTCATTTTCATGCCCCGCGATATTACTACATCATCAGGATAAACATCCAGAGAATATTTTTTTAACCACGGTTTACCGATACCACCAAGATTAGTGCCCTCCGGGCAGCGCCCACCTCTAGACATCGTTACAAATTCAGGCGCCAAGACTTCTCCAGTCCATTTGTTTACATAGTGATCCGCCGCCTGGGCACCGGTAACCTTCTTTGTGACATACCGTGCAACATATGCCGCGCTCTCGAAAGTCACATCGCCTAGAAGAGCAAAGCCACTTGGCCAATCTTTTTCTAATTGGGCGCTCCGGTACAAACGGTGACCGTTCTCTATTTTCCACAGAGTTTTATCCTCATAGTCATAATTAAAGAGGCATAGGTGAAAGTGAGGACGCAATAATTTTTCGCCATACTCACCACAAGCGAAGAACCGAATTTTTTTTTTTCGTGTTTGCGAAGCCTCTTCATATATCCCTGAAGCTCCGTCACATCGAGCGAACCATTTAACGGGACATGCTGCTCATCATACGTCAGCGTTACAAACGCATTATTTTCATACAACGAGGCCTCATGCATACAGCGAACGGCCCACTGCCGGCTACGCTCTAGCCGGCAATTTATGCATTGGCCACATGGAAGTTTTAGAGGAAAGAAGGACGCAGGAGGGGGCGCATCCTTAGCTTGGAATACTATTGGACGCTTGCCATTGGAGGTTGGTTGCCCCCTCCATGCATCCAAAGGCTTAGTGCAAGGCATTAGAGCCGCGTCCCGCCGCGGCTTATACCTACACCGCGAAAATTAAAAGGATGCACCTTCATCGCGGTATGCTGAAACAACGACCGAGATTTTCCCTTACTTATCGAATGTCGTTTTCTCACTTTGGATCACCTCCTCTTCTTAACCTTTTCACTTTCTTACGGGGCGAGAACCGCCCAACAAGAAATGTTAACAAAGAAGTGACTGCAATATCGATCACGTGCGGTAAATCAATTGGCTGCATAATTCATCTCCTCATCCTCCATGATGACGAAACATTTTGAACACGAGTACCAATCCGTAATCGGCCGGTACACATACACGCCACCGCACTTACACCTTAAAGAGACCTCCGGGCAATTACACACTTTTAATCCCCTTTCTCTGAAATGAACGCAGGAACCCATTTTCTTGCCACCTAGCTTTCGATTTTAGGCGCCGAAAACCAAATCCTGACACTCTGGTACCCCCACAATCACAGAATTGCAAGGGGCGGTTACAACCTAGACACTTTAATGCAGTACACATAATGGGTCGAAAGACCCCTTAAACCCCGGACATGACCCCATTTTGGTGTCAGTCCGCACAGTTACAACAAGAAGGGTAACTGTGCTGGCCCG